CATCGTGGGTTGGAAAGACTCCCTTGATGTAAAACTTTTACCACTTTCATATCCACGGACGAGAAAATCATTCCCGACCATCTGAACATTTGTATAATATCTCATGCAGACATGATAGCATGTTCACGTTCTCTAAACAACCTCACAAAATTATTGAACATGTATTGTATATCTTTTTTACTCATGTATGGTGGTGGCATATCTAAGTATGATAATTGATCATCAGATTTCATCTCTACAATTAAGTCTTTGTCTACAAAACCTGCATCTACACACATGTCTCTCATAGGTGTGCCATGATAAGGTGTATAGATGAACGCATTTGTATCATTACAACCTAGTTGTGCTGCTAATTCAACAGATTTCATGCAATTATCCATAGTTTCATATGGATATCCTATGATAAAGTTGCAAGTAGTAGATAAACCTGCTTCTCTTGCTATTGCAAAGGCATCAATTGCTTTCTGATTTTCATATATTCTTCCAACTACTTTCCTACGAAACTCTGGATCTCCATGTTCCACACCCATATTCATTTTTACACATCCTAATTCTTTCAATGTCCTTGCTTGGTATGGTGTCAATAACTCAGGTCTTGTTTGTGTAAAGAATGGTATTTTATATTTTGAATACATCTCTGCCCACTCATCAAAACCTTTTTTAGACATGGTGAGAAATGTATCTGTGACAATCCACAAGAACTCAACTTGAACTGTGTCAATAAGGTGTTTTATTTCTTCCTCTTGATGCTGTACATTTCTTTTTCTAAAGAAAAAAGTATCAGTTTCCTCCTTGTATAAACCTGCATTAGAAGGTGAGTTGCAAAATTTGCACTTGAAAGGGCAACCACGTTGTGTTTCTACCGTAGCAATTTTTATTATCTTACCTTGAAATGGTCTGTACAGTGATCTTTTATCAAATATTTCATGATCTGTAGGGGGAAGAGTATTTACATTCAATGCAGGTCTCATTGGATTAGGATAAAAATTTTGTAGATGATGTCCATCCTTACCCTGCTCAATCATATTCATCAACTCAGGTATCGCCTCATCTCCCTCACCTCTACAAATATAATCACACTTACCTTCAAATGCTTGTGGATAATATGTAACAAAAACACCACCTACAACATTTATAAATTTTCTGTCAGTTACCTGATCCATAAATTTATTCCAAATATAGTATGTGTCTTCTACAATCGATGATATAATAACGTCTGGTTTAAAATCTATTACTTTTTTTCTAAAAGAAGTATACATGTCAGTGTCTTCAAGCATGAAAAAAGAGGGATCTAAATCATCTCTCTCCCACTTATACTCAGGAAACATTTGTCTCTTCGCTCGCTCTACATCTCTATCAGGTTGAGTAAAAACTTCTTGTTTATCCACTGGATACCATGTGGCATCAAATAATTCTATATTATGATAACCTGCTCTCTTTAGACATGCTGTAATAATAGCAACACCACCTGGTGGTGTCACTCTCATATGTTGATTGGGATATAACCATAGTATTCTAAGGTTTTTCTGTGACATTCTTAGCAGTCAATGCTTGATAATTATCTAGGTGATGTTTGTCTGGATCTAGTATAGTCAAAAAACTATCCGATGACACCATTATTTCACGCTGACTAGAGAAGGATGGCCATGATTCTAAGTAATCACCCTTCAACTCGAAGGGTTCTATGAGTTTACAGTCAGGTTCACCAGGCACTGTCGCTGCAACCTCCTCCACTCTAGCAACAAGGACTAGATCTTTTTTGAATATTATAAGTTTGATCATAAAGAAAGACTTCTTGACTTTAAGTTTACCACAACTGTACGCACTTTGTCAATATAACCTTGATTTCTTAGTTCTTTGAATACCATATTCTCAAAACCATACTCACCATATTTTTGTAGTGAGACTGACCTACCATCTCTAAGTTTCTTTACCAATTCTTTCAACCCATCTGCATTTTCATTCTTGATGAGTGCATCTATTTTAGATTTGAAGTTGTTTACTTTCTTTTCTATATCTTTTTCATCCACATCACCTTCGATACGTGTTGGTTCTTGTATCCATGATTTTTTCAATAGACTGTACACACCCTGACTCTTCTTACGTGTGACCTTAGGTCTTTCGATGTATGGTTCTGCCTTGACACCATAGATCGTGACGTTGTGTGTCAATTCCCATAGTGTTTTCTTGTCCATATAATATTGGTCAAGTAAATCTGGATTACAATCAGGTATAAACTTAGGATCCACAACTATGTGCACATCTAAGTCTGAGTATTGTGTGTAATTATACCCTGCATTACCACCTAATAGCAATACATCAACCAATGCTCTCTCATCAAGATCAACAAAAGCAGCGAATGCCTCTGCAAAGTTCATCAATGCCTCACGTACCTCAGGCTTGAGAGAATCCCCAATCCAAAAGGTCGGATTGAGGATTTCTGTAAACCTCAGAGTCAGTGACTCTCTAAGGTCTTTTGGTTTTATGTGTCTAAGAACTCTTGAATACATGTATGTATTTAGAGCCAATCTTTTCGTTGCTGTGCGTCTGGTATAATTTTTTCAATGTCTATGAGTAATAGACCATCCTCAAATCTGACATCCTTGACAACAAGTTCTTCTGGTAGTGACCATGCACGAGTAAATGCTCGTTGTGCTAGTCCTCTATGCATGTACTCATGCTCTATACCATCTTCCTTCTTGCCTTCTATCACAAGTTGTCCCTCTTGTGTATAGACTTTTAGATTCTCCTTCCTGAATCCTGCTGCTGCTACCTCCACTCTATACTCGTGGTTTGATACCTTTATAGTATTATAAGGTGGGTAGTTCTGTATTGGTGTGTCGAACTGCTGCTGCCATTCATCAAAACCAATCATATTACGTCTTATCTTTTGCAGATAATCGTGTGTATCTCCAACAGACAATGTAATACTGCCATCTGTTCCAA